ACGCAACAGCCCGCCGCTGTCATGCGCGACGGCGCGGCCCAGCAGATCGGTGAGCGCGGTCCAGACATCCGGCCGGTCCGGGTTGCCCGGCAGCGCCACGTAATCGATGACCCACCAGCGCCCATTCTCGCCCCAGCCGATGATCTGGACCTCCAGGCGGTCATCCTGGGTATCGACGCCGGCCGTGAGCAGCAGCGCGCCCTCGGGCAAGGTGCGCAAGGCGTAGGCCTCGGCGCGCTGGGCCAGGTCGTCCGGGCGGGTCGAGGTGCGCTGATCTTCAAACGGCAGGCCCAGCCGCTCGTTGTAAAAAACCTGCAGCGCCTCCTCGTTGCCTTGCGCCTTCAGCCATTGCTGAATCAATTCGCCCCAGCCATAGCCGAGGCCGATGGGGTTGTACAGGTTGTTCCAGTGATAGCCGCGAATCGGCCGGCTGGGGAAGGTCGGGCGCCATTCGCCCCGGGCCAGCAGGCGCGGTTTGTCGCGCTCCTCGATCAGGCAGCCGTTGATCGGGCAGACATACCACCACTTCTCGGCATCGGCGGTCCATTGCAGCTGCTCCCAGCGCAGTGTCTGGAATTCGTCGCAATGCGGGCAGGCCACGTAACGCAGCCGCTGGTCGCTGGCTTCCCATTCCTGCTCGATGCGGCTGGAGCCCTTGACCTGCGGCGTGCTGATCAGCAGGGTTTTGCGGCGCGGGAAATTGGCTTGCCGGGTGGCGATCAGCGCCAGCGGGTCGCCGCGGCCGTCGACATCCCAGCCGAAACGATCGATTTCGTCGGCGACGACGAAGGCGATGGGGCGTGACTCAAGATTTGAACCCGATCCGGCCGAGACGATGAAGAGGATCCCGCCCGGGTAATCGATGCGGTCGAGCCGGTTGGAGCCGTCGCGCGATTTGGATACGTCGACCAGCGTCTTGAGCGCGGCGGTCGACTCGAACATGGGCCGTAGCCGTTGCACGACCCAGTCGTCGCGCAGCTTGTCGCCGGGCACGATGATCGCCATGGGTTTGGCGATGCGGACATGCTCGGCCACGTAGCCCACCCAGTTGACCGCGCATTCCGTCGCGCCCGCCTGGCCGGGCTTCATGACGACGACCAGCGGGCAGGTGGCATCCAGTGATAGCGCGTCCATGATTTCCCGCAGCAGTTCGTTGCGAGAGGTCCGCCAGGGCCCGGGCTCGCTGGAAGCCTTGGGCGACAGGATGCGATGCGTGTCCGCCCATTCCGACACCGTCAGCCGGCGGCGCGGTTGCATGAGCCGCGCGAATTGCGCCAGCGCCCAGTGCGGGGGCGCGGTAGTCGGCGAGTGGGCAGCGGATGACGGAACAGCGCTCGCGTTGAGCGGAGTCGAAACGGACATGGCGAACCTCGGAGTGATCCGGGGTCGCCATGAGGCAGCGTGCCGGTTAAGGGTCGGCTGCCAGGGTGCCCATTACAAAAAAGCCAGCGGCCAAGCCGCCGGGGTTAGCGTTTCAGTTTCAGCGTCGACGAGGACGGCAATTCCTTGCGGCCTTCCTCGGCCCATTCCTCGATCGCGGTCAATATCCCGCGCAAGCAGCGCAATACGGTCTTGATCAGCAGATAGTGACGTTGGCTCATGGGTCTAGCGTGGTTGTGCAAAAAGGTGCCGGATAACGCTCCGGCGGGCGATTTGGCTTACTGTCCGGTCTTGCCTGCGGTCGACTCGCGGCAAGTGGCTCGCTGTTGTTTCCCTGCTGCTGTGGTACCCAGAGCAGACGGTCCCGCTACTTTCGGCCGAATCAGGTGCCGCGATACGCTCGCGGCAGCGGGGGTCTTTGCCTCCTGTCAGGCTTTAACCCTGCCCGGGATTGGCGGCCGGTGCTGATCTCCGGCATGTCGCGCTTATCGGCTGCGCGACTGAACGTCCGGGCTCGCGCCCCCCTTATGCGGATCAGCCTCCGCATTCGCCTAATTTGTCATCCTCCTTTGGCTGGATTTCATGCTCATGCAAATCCCCAAACGCATCCATGATGGCCAGCATGATCGATACGGGCACGGGCAGGCCGATCTGGTAGGTCGCGCCGCAGCGGGTGCATTCGAGCTTCATGCCGCTGTGAAGAATGCAGTGCTTGCTTTTCATCCCCGCAGCCCTTCCCGCAGCTTGGCAATTTGCGCGGCGGGGCTTTCCGGGGTCATGTCGCCGACCAGCCCGGCATCAACGGCGCCGTCGACGTGCAGGCCGACGGCGGTTTCCAGCCCGAAGCCAGCGGCGACCAGCGCGGCGCGCAGGGTTTGCAGCCAGTGATCGAGATCGCCCGGGCCGGCGCATTCGACGGTGACGTTGGCGTTGCCCCTTACATGCGGCTGGTCGACGGCGTATTCGATTTTCAGGCGGTGGTTACTCATGCGGGTTCCTCGGTGTGGCGGGCGATCTGCCCAAGTTCGTGGGCGATGGTCGACTGGATCGATTCGACTTCGTCGCGCAGCATGGCGCGCACGGTGGCGAGATCGGTTTGATTGAGCAGCAGGGGCGCCAGGCGGTCCGGGTGGCCTTCCAGGGCGTTGAGGATGACGCCGGCGGCGGTGCGCATGTCGGCCTGGACGGTGTCGCGCTCGATCAGCCGGCCGCGCATCGTGTCCCGCTCCATTTCGGCGCGATCGGCGTCCGCCTTCAGCTTGCGCAGGGCCTGCAGCTTGGTGGCATCGCCGACCTTGACCCGCACGTCGTCACCGACGCCAAACGTCAGGCCAGCATTGTCCGGTTGACTATCCGGCCGCGCCTTCCCCTGCTCGGCGCGGTAGTCGTCCCAGCGTTGGTCCTGACCCCGGGCAGCGGGGGTGATGCCGCCGGTGGCCTTGACCTTGTCCAGGGATGCGTGGACATCGATCAGCCCGCGCGCGGTCATCACCAGCCGTCCCTGGCCCTTGAGTTTGGACACATAGGACTTGGACCAGCCGGCATGCCGGGCGAAATCGGTCTGATTCAATTCCATGGGGCCCTCATGCCTAGCCTGCCTAGACCAACGCCTAGACCTGAAAAAATTGTAAAGCTCTGTTTTTTAACGCAATGCCTAGACTGCCTATACTGCCTAGACTTAATTTTATTTATGAATCGTGTTGCAGTGATTCCGCTCGCGCGCGTGCGCGCGCGCGCATGATTAATAGGCGCAAGGTCTAGGCAGTCTAGGCACGAGGCATAAGCGGCTGATTTTGTTGAAAAAATCACGCCTAGACTTGCGTTTTCAGGTCTAGGCACAGGTCTAGGCAGTCTAGGCAGATTCGGGGTCATGACGCGATATTCCGGTATTCGGCCAGCGCCTGGGCGAAAGCGTCGACGTGCTCGCCGAGCCAGTGCTGCCGGTTGCCGCCGTCGACCGGCCCGCTGGGGCCATGGGTGAGCACGGTTTTTTTTTCCACGGCAAAGCTGCCGGGCCTGATGAACCGCTCTTGCGCCTTGCGCACCTCGGGCTGCTTGCCGATGTAGGTCAACAGCGTTTGCTTTTGCGCGCGCTTGCCGATGCCCTCGCGGATGCACCAGGCGGAATAGGCGGCATAGAGATCGTCGGACAGGCAGGCGGCGTTCGGCAGATCGAGATCCCCGCGCAGCCAATCCCGATGAAAGCGGGCGGTCGAATCCATGCCCAGTTCCATCAGGTCTTCCTTGGCTTGCGTGATCGGCGGTTTGCTATGCGGCGAGAAATCGCCCAGATCGAGGTGCAGCAGGTAATGATGCAAGGCGGCCACGCCGCCCCGATCGATTTCATCGGCGACGCCCCGGTAGAACTCCGGCGACAAAGCCGGCGGGGTCCAGATGACGCAGTAGCGCCGATCGCCGCTATCCAGTTTGGCGATGTCGATGCGGTTGCTGAAGAAAATGAAATTGCAGTGATTGGCTTCGCTTCTGGCCGGCAGCATCTTTTCGTTGATGACCCATTCCGGCTCGGTGACCATCGATTTGAGTCGGCCCTGGATGTGATACAGCTCGGCCCGGGAGACGACTTCGTTGCCGATCCCGAGCAGCTTGCCGCTGGCCCAGCCGTTGAACTGCGATTCCAGCTCGACCTGCGAAAACATGCAGGCATATTGGGCGTAAATCGAGCGGATACAGCCAAAAAACGTATTCTTGCCGGTGCCTTCCGGGCCGTGCACCAGGAGCGCGGTTTGCATCTTGGCGCCGTGATGCTGCAACGGATAGGCCAGCCATTTCAGCACCCAGTCATAGGCGTCCCCGGTCAGGTAGCCGAGCAGATCCAGCAGGTGCTGGCACTCGCCCGCCTGCGGTTGCGTCGGCCAGCCGGACCAGAGGTTGCATTGAATCGCGGGATCCGCCTGCCCGGGGTCGAAGCCGACTTGTTCCGGCAGGCAGGTGCGGCGGTCGGGATGTTCGAGCCAGGCGCGGACGTTGGACTTGCCGGCCGCTGCCCGGAGCGCGGACAGGCCGATGA